AGGTTCCGCATGGAACCACAATAGATTCTGATAATGGCAGAGTGATCTATCCATCTGGATATACATTTAATGGAACTTTTAAAACAGATAAAGAGTGGACAACTGACCCAGCTTGGATTCTCTATGACTTGCTTACGAGCAAAAGATTCGGATTTGGCGATCATTTGCTTTACACGCCATCAGGCGGAACAGAGCGCACGCGGCTAGATAAATTCAACTTTTTCAGATGCAGTCAGTATTGCTCAGAGCTTGTCCCTGATGGCTTTGGTGGACAAGAGCCACGATTCTCCTGCAACGTCAACATTCAGTCTCAGGCCGAGGCTTTTGATCTTATAAACCAACTGGCGTCAGTCTTTAGGGCGCAACCGTATTGGTCAACCGGCACGCTTGCGTTGTCTATGGATCGCCCAGAAGATCCTGAGTTGATCTTCACGCAGTCAAACGTTACTGAAGACGGTTTCAGCTACAGCGGCAGCAGCGTCAAGACGCGCCATACCTGCGTCAATGTTTCCTACCTAGATCTAGACGTTCGTGAGACTCAATATGAGCTAGTTGAAGACGAAGACGCAATCAAGAAATTTGGTGTTGTCAAAAAGAACGTCAAGGCTTTTGGCTGCACTTCACGCGGTCAAGCTCGTCGTCTAGGTGAATGGATTCTGTATTCAGAAAACCGGGAAACAGAAATCTGCAGCTTCACCACGCGGTTGGCTGAGGGAACCAAGGTACGCCCTGGGATGATCATCAAGGTCTCAGACCCTTTCCGCGCTAATCGATTCCGTGGTGGGCGTGTGAAATCTGGCTCAACGGCTCAAGTCATTAAGGTTGATCGCACCAAGGATCAAATGTTTCCGAGCGGGGCACCTAGCACGTTTGATTTCAACATCATGCTTCGCGCTCGGGGCACTGTTTACGACCCCGATACAGATACGCAAAAGACCCAAGATGTTGTCAAACAAGTTT